CGGCCCCGCAGCCCCCCGCACCGGCGCCCGCTCCCGCTCCTGAGCCGACCGACAACCGGCTGGAGACGCTGCCGAAGTGGGCGCAGCAGCGCATCACCAGCGCCGACGAGGCCGCGCACAGCGCCATGGTGCGGCTCGCCCTGTACGAGACGGCCGACCAGCACGGCGCCAACCCGGCCGCCCTCGCCGACTCCCTGTCGTTCCAGGCCGCCGTCGCCAACCTCGACCCGAGCGACACCAACGCGATCGTCCAGGCCGCCAAGGACGCCGCCCAGAAGAATCGCGCGCTGGCCGCCGGACCGACCATCCCCCGCGGCGTCGGCGAACTGCACGGCGCCGCCCAGCCCCCCACTGACCCCGCATCCACGGCCGCTCCCGGCCTGGACCGGCTGCGCGCCGCCTACGCGACGTCCGCCGCCTCCTAACCAGAGAGGACACCCCTCATGGCAGTAACCCTCGCGCAGGCCGCGCTTCTGTCGCAGAACTCCCTCCAGCGTGGCGTCATCGAGACGTTCGTGCAGGAGTCCCCGGTGCTCGACCGGCTTCCCCTGCTCACCATCCAGGGCAACGCGTACGCCTACAACGAGGAAGCCACCCTGCCGGGCGTGGCGTTCCGTTCGGTCAACGAGGCGTACACCGAGTCCACGGGCACGGTGAACCAGAAGTCCGAGTCCCTGGTGATCCTCGGTGGTGACGCGGACGTGGACCGCTTCATCGTCCAGACCCGCGGCAACATCAACGACCAGCGCGCGGTCCAGACCCGGATGAAGGTCAAGGCCGCGAGCTACAAGTTTCAGGATCACTTCATCAACGGTGACGTGGCCGTGGACCCGAAGGGCTTCGACGGCCTCAAGAAGCGCCTCACGGGTGCGCAGGTACTCGACGCGGCCACGAACGGGATGGGGCCGGTGGCTGGCGGCCAGGACTTCTTTGACGCCCTGGACGCGCTCATCGCCCAGGTCAACGGGCAGGTCGACGCCCTGTACATGAACAAGGCGGTCCGCTCCCGGATCATGTCGTCCGGCCGGCGCCTCGGTGGCACCGAGTGGATCATGTCGTCCTTCGCGGGCGAGGGGATCGTCAAGCGCATCCCCACCTACAACGGCATCCCGATGCTCGACATCGGGCAGACCGCCGCGGGCGTCGACATCATCCCGCAGACCGAGACGCAGGGCTCCAGCAACGTCGCGTCGTCCATCTACGCCGTGCGCTTCGGCCAGGGCGAGGAAGACCAGGCCGTCACCGGCCTGACGAACGGCGGCGTCATGGTCGACGACCTCGGCCAGCTCCAGGAGAAGCCTGCGTACCGGACCCGCATCGAGTTCTACTGCGGGCTCGCGGTGTTCGGCGGCAAGGCAGCGGCCCGTCTTCGCGGCGTTCTGGCCGCCTGACCCCGAAGGGACCACCGATCATGGCTGCACGGCAGAACAAGAGCACCAGCGCGGCGACCTCCAACCCGGAGGAGACCCGCCTGGACGAGAACGTCGACGCGCCGTCCACCACGGCGCCCGGCGACGGCCCGGCCGACACCACCGACCCCGACGAGATCGCGGTGTCCGTCAACCCCGACAAGGCCACGGCGGCGCGCGAGGGGCACCTCACCGTCAACGCGGTTGTGCCTGTCGAGCGGCCGGCTGAGGAGCGTGACGACTCCGAGGACCGTTACGAGGAGTACGACGCCACCCGCCCGGACGGCACCCGCGTGCGGGTGCGCCGGAACCTGGAGACGGGCGAGTCGGAACTGAAGGGGGCGAAGTCCTGATGCCCACCTACGAGCGCTACGGCGACGACCACGAGGTGGTGGAGACCGTGGTCACGGTGGCGGACTCCCCGAACGACAAGCGGCTGAGCGCCTCGAAGGTGTGGAAGCTGGTTGTTGAGGAGACCCCGCCTGCGGGCACCGCCCCGGCGGCGGAGGCGCAGCCTGCCCGGGCGAGGGCCTCGAAGCCGCCCGCGAAGGAGGGCTGACGGATGGCCCGCGTCTTCGCCACGGTGGCGGAGTACGAGGCGTACACCGGGACCTCGGCCCCGGCGAACGCTGGTCGGCTGCTGGCGCGGGCCTCCCGTCTGGTCTCGGCGGCCACGAAGGCAGCCCTGTATGACACGGACGCTTCCGGCTATCCATCGGACGCGGACGTGAGGGAGGCGTTCCGGGACGCGACGTGCGCTCAGGTGGAGGTGTGGGCGAAGCGGGACGCGGCAACCTCCGGGGATACCTCGGATCCGGCCGCGTCACCGTGGACGTCCATCAGCGCGGGCGGACTCAGCTTCTCGCGGCAGTCCGCGCCGGTGGCGACCGCCGACGACACCACCTTGACCCCGGAGGCCGCCGAGATCCTCGCCGAGCTCGGCCTCGAAGAGGTGGTGTGGACGTGACCGGCTTCCCCGGCTTCCTCATGCGGCACGAGGTGACGGTGGAGGCGTACCTGGGGTCGTCGGCCTACGGCAAGCAGTACGGGCCGGAGAAGGTCGTGCGGGGCCTGCTAGAGCGGCGTGTCCGCGTTGTCCGGGACCAGAACGGCAACGAGGTCACCAGTACCGCCACGTTCCGCACCGATCTCGATGCGGTCAACGACTTCCCCCCGGAGTCCCGCGTCACCTTGCCCGACGGTCGAACGACGACGGTCATCGGGGCGGAACCGATCGACGGCGGCGGCCTCCCGACCCCTGATCACCTCGAAGTGCAGATGGAGTAGGGGGCGGCCGTGGCGCAGTACACCCGTTTCCGGTTCGACGGCCGCCGCCAGTGGACCTCACGCGGCCGGCGCCTGGCCGAGGAAGGTCTACAGCGGGGCCTGGAGCACATCCTTGGCGAGGCCCGCAAGATCGTGCCGCTGGAAGAGGGCACGCTGGAGCGGTCCGGCCGGGTGGTGCGCGACGGCATGAACGGCGCGGTCACGTTTGACACGGTGTACGCGGTCAGGCAGCACGAGGAACTGACCTGGAAGCACCTGCCGGGCCGCCAGGCCAAATACCTGGAAACACCGATGAACAGCGAACGGGACGTCGTGCTCCAGCTGATGGCGGTGTCCCTGAGGAGGTGGCTGCGTGGCTGATCTCCTCGACGGCATCGCCCGCCACCTGGAGGCGCGCGGGCTCCTCTCGTACGACGAGACCGGGACCACCGGGGACACGTTCATCGAGACGATGCCCTCCCGGCCGGACGCGGCGGTCGCGCTGACCCTCTACGGCGGGCCCGAATCGGACTCGAAGTTGGGCTGGGATCAGGTGTCCCTCCAGGTGCGCACCCGGGGCGGGGCGGACCCCCGGCCGTCCCGGCAGAAGTGCACGGCGATCCGTGACGAGCTGCACGGCCTCGGCCCCATCACCCTGCCCGACGGCACCTTGCTCCAGCTGGCCGTCGCGATCCAGGCCGCGCCCGCCTACATGGGGCAGGACACCAGCGGCCGTCACGAGCACGTGTGCAACTTCCGGCTGGACGTGCGCAACGTGTCCACCCACCGCGTGTAGCAACCCCTTCTCACCTGCCCGGCGCTGTGCGCGTGCGGGCTCTCACCCATGCCCGAAGGAGGGCCCACGATGGCGCAATACAACGCCCGCGACTGCGTGTTCGAGATCGAGTCCGCGACCCCGGCAACGTGGCTGGAGATCGCCGACATCAACACCTTCTCGAAGGGCCACGAGGAGGAAACCGCCGACACCACCGTGTTCGCGAGCGCCGGCCAGTCCGAGTCGCAGAAGATGCAGATCGGCAAGACGCTGGAGCTGGAAGGCTTCCGGAACCCGGCCGACCCCGGGCAGCAGCGCGTAGAGGCGGCGTCCGAACTCCTCGGCACGGCCTCCCTGATCAAGATCAGGTTCCACGCCCCGGGTGACACCACGTGGGAGGTGTGGACGGCGCACGTCAACCTCGGCGACCAGGGCGGCGGCAACAACGACAAGGTGTCCTGGAGCGCGACGTTCACCCGCTCCGGCGCGTCCACCACGGCGGCGATCGTATGAGCCCTGCACGCAGCAAGACGGCCGAACACCAGACCTGGGACGCGTTCTGGGCCGAGGTCTCCGACGGCCGTACGGAGACCATCCGAGGTGTCACCGTCCGGGTCCCCTCTGACATGCCACTGGCCATGGAGAGGCGCATCGAGGAACTGCGCGACTCTGAGGCCGAGGAAGACGTGGCCGAGCTCGTCTCGCTGCTCTTCGGCGCCGACGTCATGGAGACCTGGATCGACAACGGCATGGGGTCGAAGGAGTTCCAAACGGTCCTCACCTGGGGGATGGCGCAGGCCGGCGGGCAGGACATCAGCTTCGCCGATGCGCTCGATCTGGTGCGTAACGGGGGCGGTGAGGGAAAACAGGTGGCCCCGAAGGGGCCGAACCGGGCGGCCAGAAGGGCGACTGGCGCACCCGCGAAGCGGTCCGCCGCTGGTGGTGGGCGATCGAAGCGGACTTCCAGCGCGAGTACCGGCTCGGCCCGCAGGACATCGCGCGCCTGAGTAGGCGCCGCTTCTACAACCTGCTCGGCGGCCTGTCCCCGGAGGCGGTGTTCCGGCACGCCGCGGGCGACTTCATCGCAGTCATCGACGACCCGCAGCAGGTGCGTTCCGCTCTGCACGGCTGATCCACAACACAGGGCGCCGTGCGCGCCGTTGGGGGGTGCACTGTGGCCCTGTCCATCGGCGAACTGGTGGGGTTCATCCGGGCCGACGACTCCGGGTTCGCACGGGGCATGGAAGCGGCCCGGCTGCGTCTGCGGGGCCTCCAGCGGGACACGAACGGCGCCCTCCGTGACATTCGCGGCAGGTTCGTCTCCGAGGGCGAGGCGGCCGGCCGGGGCCTGGCGGACGGTATACGCGCGCACGCTGAGATGGCCGCGCCCGCCGTCCGCAAGGTCGGCGTGGCCCTGGCCGGGCTTGGGGCGGGCGTGCCTGCGGCTGCCGCGGCTGGTGCGGCGCTCGGCGGGATCGCCGCCGGGGCGGCTGCGGCCGGCCTGGCGGTGAAGGCGTTCCAGCTGGCGGCCAAGCCGCAGTTGGACGCGGTGGCGGACGCGTCGGCCGCAGCCGAGAAGGCCGAGCAGGCGCACGAGAAGGCCACGCTGAAGAAGGCCGCGGCGCAGAAGCTCGCGGCGAAGGGCGGCGACGAGTACAAGGCGGCGCTGCGGGAGGCGGAGTCGGCGACGAAGGCCGCTTCGGAGGCCGATGCCGCGTACAAGCGGGAGTTGGAAGGGCTGCCGCCCGCGACGCGGGACTACGCGATCGCCCTTCAGGGGCTGAAGAAGGATCACGAGGACTGGTCGAACTCCCTCAGCTCGACGACCATGCCCGTCTTCACCAAGGGCATCCAGATCCTCCGGGACCTGCTGCCGACGCTGACGCCGTTCGTGAAGGCCGCTGCGGGCGCCTTCTCCGGGTTCCTCGACGAGGTCGGGGCCGGGGTGCGCTCGGCCGGATTCAAGGAGTGGGCCGCGGACATGGCCGCCGCGGCGGGCCCGGCCCTGTCGAACTTCCTTCAGGTGATCAAGAATCTGGCGGTCGGGTTCGGCGGCCTGCTCGGCGCGTTCCTGCCGGTCTCGGACGGCATGACCGGCGGCCTGGTCAAGATGACGGCCGCCTTCGCGAATTGGGGCTCGTCGCTCGGCGACAGCCAAGGCTTCGCGGTGTTCATGGACCTGGCGCGCGAGGGCGGGCAGACGCTCGGGACCCTGGCGAGCGCTGCCGTGCAGGTGCTTGGCGCGTTGTCGCCCCTGATCGGTGTGACGGCGCAGCTCGCCGTGTGGCTCGCTCAGGTGATCAACGCCATGCCGCCCGGGGCGCTGCTGGCAATCGGCACCGCGTGGGCAGCGATCGCGCTGGCCATCAAGACGTACACGCTGTACACGACGTTGGCGGCGGCCGCGACGCGCGTGTGGGCCGTCGCTCAGGGCATCTTCAACGCGGTCATGATGATGAACCCGATTGGGCTCGTCATCGCGGCCATCGTGGCCCTGGTCGCCATCGTCGTCGTGGCCTACCAGAAGAGTGAGACGTTCCGCGCGGTCGTGCAGGCCGTGTGGGCTGCCGTGAAGGTGGCGATCCTGACGGCGGTCGACGGGATCATGGCAGCGATCAACTGGCTGTCGAATATCCCCGGCAAGATCGCGGGATGGTTCGGGCAGGCCAAGGACTGGGCGATCCGCAAGGCCCTGGAGTTGGTCGCGTGGATGATGGGGCTACCTGGGCGGGTCGGATCGGCGATCTCCGGGCTGGCGGGCACCCTGCGGAACGCCGCGTCGAGCGCCTTCTCGCGCTTCCGGCAGGCTGCGGCTGAGAAGGCGGTCGCGTTCGTGTCGCTGGTGCGGGGCATTCCCGGGCGGGCGCGCTCGGCGCTGGGCAACCTCGGCGACATGCTGATGGCCGCCGGCCGGGCGCTGATCCAGGGCTTCATCAACGGCATCAAAAGCATGGTCGGCAGCGTCAAGAACGCGGCCAGCGGTGTCGTGTCCGCGGCCCGGAACTTCTTCCCGTTCAGCCCCGCTCGCGAGGGCCCGTTCTCGGGCAAGGGGTACACCTTGCACTCCGGCCGGGCCCTGGCGGCGGACTTCGGCCGGGGCATCACGGACCAGCTGCCGTATCTGCGCTCGGTCATGGACAACCTGCCGGCCCCGACGGTGCCGGACCTGTCCGCGCCCGGGCTTGGGGCGGTGCCGGGCGGTTACGCCCCGACCGCGACGCGCCGTGAGCCGATCGTCCTGGAGGTCCGCGAAGGCTCGGGCGGCCGCGTCGAGGCGCTGCTCACGCACATCATCCGGGAGACCGTCGCGGTCAAGGGCGGCGGCGACGTACAGAAGGCCTTCGGGCGAGGACGAGGATAGGGGGCGGGCGTGGAACTGGACTTGCGCGGAGAGCTGCTCATCGGCGGCGTGTGGGTGGACGCCACAGGCAGCATCCTGAAGCGGCAGGCGCTCGTGCACACGCGGGGCCGGCAGGACCAGGGCGCCCGCGTGGACCCGTCCACCTGCCGCCCGCTGCTCAACAACACGAACGGCCAGTTTTCACCTGACAACCCTATGGGCCCGTACTACGGCCAGTTCGGCAGGAACACGCCCTTCCGGGTGTCCGTACGCGCTGGCACCCCCGCCCTGGAGCTGGAGGGCAGCGCAGCGAACAGCGCCTCGACGCCCGACCATGCCAGCCTGGACATCACCGGTGACCTTGACCTGCGGTGGGAGGGCGAAACCGACTGGTACGCCAGCGGAATCACGATCCTGATGGGCAAGTGGGGGGACGCCGGGAACCGGTCCTATTACCTCCGCCTCGACAACGGGTCGCTGTACGTGCTGGCCACGCGAGATGGCACCGTGGGCCCATTCGGCTGGTGGCCGCTGCCGGTGCTTCCCCGGCGGGCGGCCGTGCGGGCGACGATCGACGCCGACAACGGGGCGGGCGGGGTGACGATCCGCCTGTACTGGGCTCAGTCCCTTGATGGGCCGTGGGTGCAGTTCAGCGATGACATCATCGTCCCGAACCCGCTCACGATCTTCGCTGGCACGGCGCCGCTGATGATCGCTCCCGAGCAGATCGACTCCACCGCCTCCCGCCGCGCGGTGGCTGGCCGCGTCTATCGAGCCGAGGTCCGCAACGGCATCGACGGCCCGATCGTCGCCGCCCCCGACTTCACCGCCCAGGCCCCAGGCACCAGCAGCTTCGTCGACTCGGCGGGCCGCACATGGACGCTGTCGGGTACGGCCAGCATCACCAACCGGCGCACCCGGCTGGTCCACGAGCTGGCCGCGTACCCGACCCGCTGGCACCCTTCCGGCGAGCACGTGTGGGTGGAGGCGCAGACCGCGGGCATCCTGCGGCGGATGCGCCGCAGCAGCCAGGCCCTCGATTCCACGCTGCGCCGCCGTATCCCGTCCTACAAGCCGCTCGCCTACTGGCCGCTCGAGGAAGGCACGCGGGCGACTCAGGGGTACTCGCCGATCGCGGGCGTGCCGCCGCTGTCCTTCACCGATGTGAACTGGGGCAGCGCGGACTCCCTGCCGAGTTCCAACGCGCTGCCTGCGCTCAACTCCAGCGCGGGCAGCAACGCGAAGATGACGGGTGTGGTGCCCGCAGCCTCGTCGGCGAGCCTGTCGGCCTGGAGCGTGAACTGGCTGTATCGGCTCGATCAGCCGAACGACACTCACTACACGTTCATGCGGATCTTGAGCACCGGCACCGTCCGTGAGTGGTACGTCCAGTCACGCGTGGATCAGTCCCGCATCATCGGCAAAAACGCCGCGGGCGCCGAGGTGTTCAACCAGATCATCGGCACCAGCAGCGACCTGTACGGCCAATGGGTGCTCGTCCGTTTCCGGGTGATGCAGGAAGGCGGCAACGTCCGCTGGCGAATCTCCTGGCAGGACGTCGGCGGCGACGCCGGAGGCTATACCGACACCTTCCCCGGCACGAGCGGCCGGCCCACCGGTGTCGCTTCCCCGCCGGACGGCTACGCGCAGGCCCTCAACGGCATGGCCATCGGTCACATCGGCGTTTTCGACGTCGACTACACGCGGGCCTATGACAGGGCGATCGACGCGTGGACCGGGGAGACGGCAGGGGCGCGCATGCGTCGCCTCGCCGAGGAGGAGGCCCTCCCGCTCACCGTGTGGGGGCCGATCGCCGATCAGGAGCAGGTGGGCCCGCAGCTGCCCGCGCCGGTGCTGACGCTGCTGGAGGAGGCGGCCGACGCGGACGGGGGGATCCTGTACGAGAACCGGGAGAGGCCAGCGCTGCGGTACCGGAGCCGGGCCAGCATGTACAGCCAGGTCCCGGCGTTGATCCTCGACTACACGCAGCCAGGTCTGGCGGCGCCGCTGGAGCCGACGGGCGACGACGACGGGACCGAGAACGACGTGACCGTGACCCGGGCCGGCGGGTCGAGCGGCCGGGCCGTCCTGGAACAGGGCGCGCTGTCGGTGCAGGCCCCGCCGGATGGCGTGGGCCCGTACCCGTCGCAGGAGACACTCAACCTGCACAGCGACGCGCAGACGGAGCCGCTCGCGTACTGGCGGCTGCACTTGGGCACGTACGAGGGCCGCCGCTATCCGCAGGTGCGGGTGATGGTGCACCAGTGCCCGCCCGAGCTGCTGGACCAGATCCTCGCGGTCGACGTGGGCGACCGGCTCGTCATCCGGAACCCGCCGCCGTGGCTGGCCCCGGGCGATATCGAGCTGATCGTGCAGGGCTACGAGGAGTCCTGGCCCGGCCCGTTCCAGTGGGACATCATCTTCAACTGCTCGCCTGGTGAGCCGTGGCTCATAGGCGTCGCGGACGGCCCGACACATAGCCGCGCAGACACCGACGGCTCCGAGCTCGCCGAACCCCTCGACCTCGACGAGACAGCCGTGGACGTCCGCACCACCGCGGGCGCGGCGTGGACATGGAACGTGAACGAACTGCCCTTCGATGTCCGTGTGGGAGGCGAGGTCATGACCGTCACCGGTCCTGCCGCGCCCCGCGTCAAGCCGAGCGCCGTTTATGACACGTTCGGCCGGACCACGGCGAGCGGCTGGGGCACCGCCAGCAGCGGGGCGCCGTGGTCGACGTCCGGCGGCACCACGGCGAACTACTCCGTCACCGGCGGGTACGGGGCGCACGCCCTGGCCTCCGTCAACGCGTCGCGGAGGTCGTTCACGGCGTTCGTCTACGCCGACTTCGACGCCTACGTTTCGCTGGCCGCCAGCGCGGCGGCGACCGGCGGGTTTCTGTCCGGGAGCATCACCGGCCGGTATCTCGACAGCGACAACCTGTACGCGGCCCGGCTCGCGTTCAACGTCGGCGGGACGATGACGCTCACGATCCGCAAGCGGGTCACGGCCACGGAGACGGAGCTGGGCGCTGTCGCTGTGCCGGGCACGTACACCGCGGGCACGTACTACCGGCTGCGCCTCCAGGCGTCGGGGAGCACGCTGCGCGCGAAGGTGTGGCCGGCGTCGGGCGCAGAGCCGGGCGCCTGGCAGCTCGAAGTGACGGACACATCGCTGACGACGTCCACGTACATCGGCCTGCGGTCGATCTCCGGCAGTGGCAACACCAACACCGGCCCGGAGATCCGTTACCGGGACTTCGACGTGGTCAACCCGCAGGCCTTCACGGTCGTCCGCAGCGTGAACGGCGTCGTCAAAACGCACACCGCGGGCACGCCCGTCGCCCTCGCCACGCCCGCCATCGCCGCTCTGTAAGGAGGCCCCCTTGTCCACCCCTGTCACTCAGTGGCTTCCTGGCATGGCCATCACCTCCGGCCGCCTTCAGTACATGCTGGAGCTGGCGGCCGGCGGCGGTGCGGCTATCAGCGTCGCGGCCTATGGTGCGGTCGGTGACGGCGTCGCCGACGACACCGCGGCTATCCAGGCCGCTCTCAACGCGGCGCGAGACGCTGGCGGCGGCGTGGTCGTCATCCCCGGCGGCCGGACGTACGGCATCAAGGACTTCTTGGTGGTGTACGACAACACGATCATCTCGGCGTACGGGGCGACGATCCGCAGCACTGGCACCACCGGCCTGTTGAGGAACTTCCGGCCGGACGAGACGTTCGCCGGGTACGCCGGTCACTCGAACATCATCGTGCAGGGCGGCACGTGGGACGCGAACGCGGCCGACGGCACGACCGGCACCGTGACCGGAATGACGAACGCCTTCGGGTTCGTGCACTGCTCGAACATCACGGTCAGGGACCTGACCATCGCCAACGTGTCCTCGGCGCACGGCGTGGAGTTCAACTCGACGAACGGCGGCAGGGTCCTGAACTGCCGGTTCACGGGCTACCGGGACAACTCGGGGAACAACAGCCGCCAGTTCTCCGAGGCGGTCCAGATCGACATGGCCGTCTCCGGGTCCGCGGCGATCGGCCAGTTCGACGAGACCATGTCCCAGAACATCCTGGTGCAGGGGTGCTACGTCGGGCCGTCCAGCCGCCTCGGCAGCTTCGGCCGTGGGGTCGGCTCGCACATGCTGAGGTCGGGCAAGTACTACTACGGCATTCAGGTCATCGGGAACCGCATCGAGGGCACCCTCCAGCAGGGTGTCTATGGGTTCGGGTGGCGCCGCGCGGTCATCGCGAACAACGTGGTCACCGGGTCGGGCCTGTCCGGGATCCAGTTGTCCCGGCCCGACCCGGCCGGGGCGGGGCCGTCGGAGGGATACACGGTCAACGGCCGCAACATCAGCATCACCGGCAACACCGTGGAAGGCGCGAAGGATGCGAGTGGCATCCGCGTGTTCGGCGCCGCGGGTGGCACCTACGACCAGGTCGTCATCAGCGGCAACAGCGTGCTGGGCTTCTCCACGGACTCCTCAAACGGCATCCACGTCGAGTACTGCAGCAGGCCGAACGTCACCGGCAACGTGATCGCGGGCACGGGCTCCACCGGCATTGTCGTCTTCAACAGCGACGGCGCGCACGTCGGATCCAATGCGGTCCGCAGCAGCGCCTCGAACGGCGTCAACGTGACCGGGTGCAGCGGCGCCCACATCGTCGGCAACACGATCGACGGCACCAGCAGCAATCACGGCGTGTTCGTCGCCTCGTCCAACGACGTCGTGGTGCAGAACAACCGGATCGACGGCGCAGCGTCCGCCGGCATCCGCCTCAGCGACGGCTGCCAGGACGGCATGGTCACCGGCAACCGCATCATCAAGGGCTCGGGGACGAACGGCATCACGATCTCGGCCACGACCGCCGACGGCAACACCGTGGCCTTGAACGACCTCACCGGGAACGGCTGGGCGGTCGGCACGGCCCTGATCTTCAGCACCACGGCCAGCACCAGCTTCGGCGGTGGCACCGCGGTCCCCGGCGACAATCTCGTCTCCTGACCCCGCCCTGCCCACTTCCGCCCCGCGCCGCCCGGCCGGGGCCTTTTCATGTCTGGAGGGCCCATGGCCTGGTACGCCCGAGCCACCAAGATGGAGCTGCAACCGGAATCGGACGCACAGCCTGCGATCCGGCCGACACAGCTCATCGTTCACAGCATCGTCGGCCCGTGGACGCCTCGGCGTACGTACGAGTACTGGCGCGACTCGACGTCCCTCGAAAGCCACTTCGGGCTCGGCTACGACGGCGACATCGCGCAGTACATCGGCACGGAGACCCGCGCGGACGCCAACGCGCAGGCCAACCGGCGGCCGGACGGTACGGGCGCCGTGTCCGTCGAGACCGCGTCCGACACCAGCGCGAGCGACCCATGGACAGACGAGCAGGTCGAGGAACTCATCCGGCTCGGCGTGTGGATGCACCAGCGGCACGGCGTCCCACTGCGTATCTGCCGCACGCATTCCGACCCGGGGTTCGGCTACCACTCCATGTTCCGCGAGTGGTCGGCAGACGGCACGGCCTGCCCGGGCCCGGCCCGCATCAAGCAGTTCAGGACGGTCGTGTTCCCGGGGATCGTCGCCCGGGCCACCGGCAAAACCACCGAGGAGGACGACGTGGCACTCACCGACGCCGACGCCAAGAAGTTCTGGTACGGCGACCACATCCCGGCCGTCGCCCCGCCGTACAACAACGCCGACTGGAACGAGGGCAACCGGACCTGGACGGCGAAGTACGCGCTCCACACGATCGCCGCCTCCAGCCGGGAGACCCTCGCCCGGGTGAAGAACGTGGAGGAGACGGTGAAGCAGCTGCTCGCGCAGGGCGCTGCTCGTGACGCCGTCCTGGCCCGGATCGCCGAGGGCGGCGGGCTCGACGCGGCGGAGATCCAGGCCGCCGCCGAAGCAGGCGCACGGGCCGCCCTCGACCGGCTCGGCGACACACTCACGAAGGAGAACTGACCCATGTCCAACCTCAACCTGCCCGCTGCCGAGACCGTGGTGAAGACCGCCAGAACCTACACGGTCGACCTGATCGAGCGGATCATCTGGACGTTCCTCGGCGCGGCCAGCGCGGTCGCCCTCGCTGCGGGCCCGGCCGACATGCTGAACGTGTCGTTCTGGGAGGGCGTCGGCACGGCCGGGCTGGCCGCCGTCGTCACCCTGGTGAAGGGCCTCGTCGCTCGCCTCGTCGGCCAGAAGAACAGCGCCAGCACGGCGCCGAGCGTCTAGGAGAACACTGTTGGACGTCACCACCCTCACCGCCCTCGGCGCACTGCTGGTGGGTGTGGGGGGACTCGCTGGCACGGTGGTGGCGTACCTCGGGAAACGCGGCGAGAACGCAATCACCGTCTATGGCTCGCTCACCGACAACTTGCAAGAGGAGCGGGACAGACTCGACCGCAAGGTCACCGAGCTGCACAAGGAACTCGCCGAGCAGGCCAGCCTCCGCGCCACCGACCAAGCCGAGATCACCCGGCTGCGCGGCATCATCATCCAACTCGGAGGACAACCGTGACCCGGACAGAGCGGGCCCTTGCCCGGCGTTGGCGCCCGGTGGCGCTGCTGTGCTGGCTGGTCGCCCTGTCCGGCGCGGTCGTCATCATCTGGTCCCGTATCGACGCTGAGACGACCGCGCGTCAGGAGGCGGTCGCCGAGGCGAACCGCAGAGGCGAGGCCGTTTCCACCCTAGCTACGGACGTGAGGCAGCTGCGGGAGCAGGTGAAGAGCGAGGGGCAGACGCCCGTCGCCCCTGACCCGTCGGTGGCAGTGGACGACCTGCCCGACCGGGCCGAGGTGCCCGTGCCCATCCCCGGCCGGCAGGGCGACCCCGGCAGGCCAGGGCGGGATGGCTCACCGGGCGCCGATGGACAGCCTGGTGACGATGGCGCACCAGGCACGCCCGGCCAGGATGGCGAGCCCGGCGTTCCTGGCGAACCCGGCGAACCCGGGGAGGACGGTGCACCCGGAGCGGACGGCGCGCAGGGCCCGGCCGGACCGGAGGGACCACAGGGCCCGCCCGGCGAGCAGGGACCGCAGGGCGAGCAGGGCCCCCGCGGTGAGCAAGGGCCGCCCGGACCGGACTGCCCCGACGGCTACTCGCTCCAGGCCCCGAGTTGGGACCCTGACGCGCTCGTGTGCCGCCGCGATGGTGCACCACAGCCGAGCCCCAGCGACGAGGGCGGCCTACTCTCGATGGCCCTCGATCCGTACCGCCGCCAGTACCCGTGACCACTCGTGATGGCGCCCCCGCTCTCCCCTGCATGGGGAGGGCGGGGGCGCTTTCGTGCGTGTGGCGACACTCGAGCATTAGCGTCAAGCTGACGACAAAACTCGAGGTTTCCTCACCTCGACGACGGCACGTTCGGCGCCTCGCCGTACACCGCCACCCACCGGTCACCGCGCATCACAACGTCCGCCGTCTCCACCGGGCGGCCGGTGGCCTGGTCGTAGTAGGTCCGCTCGATGAACATCACCGGCCCGGGCGGTGTCATGCCGAGGGCCTGCGCCTCCTGCCGGGACGCCATGCGGGCACGCACCCGCTCGACCGGGTCCCCAACCTCGATGCCGAGGACCCGCATGCGCGCGGCCACTCCGACGCCGGCGTACGGCCCGACCTCGGGCAGGGCTACGAGGGACTGCCCGGTGAGGGCGAGTGGTTCCCACGATTCGGCGAGCTGCACGGGCCGTTCGTCAGCGAGGTAGACGTAGCTGGTGTGCATGACCGGGTCCCCGGCTGTGATGCCGAGCCGCGCGGCCACGGTCTCGCTGGCCTGCTCGGTGGTGGACTCGTGCCGCCATGTGCCTACGGCTCCCTGCTCCGCGACACCCTGAGCAAAGGGTGAGTCCTCGGAGCGGCGGCGGTGCCGGCGCACCAGCAGCTCGGGCGTTTCGGGGCCGCGGACGTAGTGGCCGACCCCATGCCGGGAGACGACCAGGCCGTCATCCACGAGCACCTTGTAGGCGCGGCTCGCTACCGAGTTGCTGCCGCCGTACTGCTGGATGAGTTCGGCGACAGATGGGAGGCGGGCACCGGGCGCCAGTTCGCCGGCGGCAATTAGGGCGCGCAGCTCTTCAGCTACGCGCAGGTACAGCGGCGGCTCGCTCACGCTCCGCCTCCCTTCCATGTGACCTGCGTGACAGAGTAGTGCTGCTCTCGCTACTCTCGTACGAGAGTCAGTCTCTCGCACGAGAGCGGGGATGTGCTGTGCCTATGAGTCTGCGAGCAGCGGCGTTACGAGCCGCGCTGGAACGGGCCCTCGACGAGCCTGTCCACCTGCTCGCGCTTGATGGCCGTCTCCGTTTCCACACCGCGGCGCCAGACCCGCAGGACCAATCCACGTGGCTGGCCGTCATGCGCGCGCTCGCGAGCGCCGATCGGTGGGGCAGCTGCGACACAACGGACGTCCCGGAGATCTGGGCCGAGATCCACGAGGGGTAGCAGATGGGCAACACCACAGAGATCAGCCCACAGGCCATAGCGGAGTTGGCCGTGCCTGACCTGGGCACGCTGACTGATGCCCAGGTTGAGGGCCGCGTGTGTGTCTGGGACCGGCACGAGGAGCCGCTCACCGGCGAGAGTGCGGTAGACCTCGGGGAGCGCATGACGGAGGTGGATGGGACCGCGTCACCGATGCGCTGGTTCCCCCGCGGCTGCCGACGCCATGTCGGCGAGCATGCGTACCTTGCGCTGTTCGACCACACGCTGGAGACCTGCGAGTCGTGCAGGGGCAGCGACACCTGCGACATCGGCCGCGCGCTGCTGCGCCTGTTCCTGCGGAGGGGATGGGTGTGACGTACTGCGCCTGCTGCCAGAAGCCGAAGCAGGACGAGGAGCTGAAGCCCATCTCCAGAGACTCGGCGTCTGGCACCGGCACCACCCTCTATGTGTGCCGGGACTACACCGGGTGCAAGCCCGTGCCGAGCCAGACCACTCCGCATTCGATACGCCACTAGCTCCCGCCGCTGCTGCTTGGTAGCCCCGGAGCGGCGGGCAGGGCGGCCGTCCCTTCTGGACCTCGCGGACGGCCGCCCGTCAACAGGACGCACCTGGCGCGCACGCCGGCCGCGCCAGCTGCTTCCCCGAGCGGCCCGGCCCGGAAATCCCCCGCGGGGCGGGCCGCTCCCCCAAGCTCCTGGCAGCCAGCCAGGGGGACGCCCTCGTTGGTGTCGGCCTTCCATCCGGAAGGGGGCGGCTGCCCGTGCCGAAGCTTCACCAGGGCAGCCGCTCATCCCACCAGCTCCCGCAGTGGCACGCCGATTGCGTCGGCGAGGCGGATGAGCGTGTCGAGAGTGGGGGACTGCTGGCCCTGCTCGATGCGGACGACGGATGGCCGGTCGGTTTCGGCGCGTAAGGCGACGGTCTCTTGGGTGAGGTTCGCGTGGATGCGTGCGGCGCGGATGCGTTCGCCTACGGCCCGGCGGCGGGTGAGGACCCAGTCGGGCGGGGGCGAGGCAGAGGGCACCCCGTCACCGTTATCTGTTCATGATCGAATGTCTGTAGGGGTTGGCCTACATTGAATGATCTTGCCGGTGTGGGGCACCCACCGGGGGCGCCATCCCCCTCACGATCGGGAGCTGCGGTCGGGCATCCTCGCGCGAGGTACTCATCCGTCCAGATGGCGGAGCCGCAGACTCCCAGCCGCCCCGAGCCCTACAGTGGGTTCGGGGCGGCCCCCTTTCGGGGCATCGGTTCCTCGCCAAAATGGGCCCAATCTCAGGCCAAGCGCCTTTCCTTAGTTTGGTTCGGCCCGGCCAGGGACAACGCAGGTGAGCACATCGCTAAACCTCGCACACCTTCTAAGCGCTTGGCCGCAGGTTCGAGTCCTGCCGGGGGCGCAAATACCCTCTGACCAGCGGAAACGCTGGTCTTCTTCTTTGCCTGGCGGGATGCACATCGCTACCAGGCCAAGCGCCTTGACTGTCCACGATCGTGGGCGTCATGGTGGGGCAATGGCAGATGAGCGGTACAACATCGGGCCCATGGCTGCCTCGTGGCTGCGCGCCCTGAAGTCCGAGAACAAGAGCGACAACACGATCAGGATCTACGGCAACGCCACCCGGCAGTTCGCCGCGTTCCTGCTCGACGAGAAAAACGGCTACCAGCCGACCGCCGACGAGGACGGAAACCCCGGCCGACCCGCGCCGACCGACCTCGACGAGGTGCACCGCGAGCACGTGCAGGCGTACATCGCCGCCACCATCAAGCGGACGTCACCGGCGAACGCCCACCAGCACTACCGCGCCCTGCGAACGTTCTTCAACTGGCTGGAGGCCGAGGAGGAGATCGACCGCACCCCGATGCGGACGATGAAGCCGCCGACGGTGCCCGAGAAGGAGGTGCCGGTCATCCCCGATGATGCCCTCGCACGGCTGTTGAAGACGTGCAAGGGCAAGACGTACGCCGACCGCCGCGACACCGCGATCATCACGCTGTTCATCGACACGGGCCTGCGCCTAAGTGAACTGACCGAGCGCAAGATCGAAGACCTCGACCTAGACCTGAAGGTGATTCGGGTCCTGGGCAAGGGCGGCGTGCCGCGCAGCGTGCCGTTCGGCGCGAAGTGCGCAACCGCACTCGATCGGTATCTGCGGGCAGCCGCGAAGCACAAGGGCAAACCACTCGAAGGCGACATGTGGCTGTGGTGGGGCGACCGCGGGCAGCGGGGGCACCGGCTGACAATCTGGGGTGTCGGGACGATGATCGAGCGTCGGTGCCAAGAGGCAGGTATCGACCATGTCCACCCGCATCAGTTCCGGCACACTTTCGCTCATCAGTGGCGGCTGTACGACGGGAACGAGGACGACCTCATGCGGATCACCGGATGGCGATCACGGCAGATGCTCGCCCGGTACGGGGCGTCGGCCGGCGCCGAGCGGGCCCGTAAGGCGCACGCCCGCCTCTCCCCTGCCGATCGGCTGGCGTAGAACGACTGCGCCCCGGCTTCCGGTTCGTCGGCGAGAACCGGGGGCCGGGGCGTACTGGTGCGGCCTGGCGGGGGGTTAGTGGACTCGCCGCACCTCAAGGTTTCCAACGAGCCGCGGCACCTTCAGGCACAGCAGGGCCAGCGCCGCGGCCTCGTCCATCTGATCGGGGTCGTGAGCGAGCCGGACATGTGTGCCGCAGTCGCGGTACATCATGGGTATCCCGCCGTCGAGGGTCTCCCGCTCGACTCGCACATCTGTCACCTGACCCCCTTCTCTCGTCGTTCGATTCAAGGCAGCAGAAATCGAACCGACGTTCGACACGCGCGAGGCCTGATCACTGTACGACGCAAGCGGCCGGAAACACAGGGCGTATCACCCGCAACAGCGGGTGATCCCGTCACCAGAAAACAGCAGGGTAAACCGCGACTCCGCCTATATCACCCGTGTGGGTGACCAACTACGCTTCCGCGTCCCATCGCTCTGCTACGGCCCGCGCCTTGTCGGTCGGCCCGCCCTCCGATCCGATCGCGCGAATCAGCTTCGCCGGCGCCCCGGTTGAGAGTTCGGCTTCGGTGTAGCCGATCACTTGCAAGTGAGCGGCGGAAGCGATGATTTCGCGGTCAAGGTCGAGGCCAACAGCGATGGCTGACACAAGCTGCGGGGTGATGTTGTAACCCTGACCGCCGATGATCTTTGCTACGAGGCTCTTGCTCGGGGCCCATCCGGTGTCCGGGTCCACGGCCACAGCGGCGAAATCTCTGGTGGACATGCGCCTTCCCGGGCCGACATGTGCCTTGACGAGCTCGGTGAGCGCGTCTCGCTGCTGCGGCATCCCTCCGCCTCTCTGGATCGTCAGTCCACACCCGCGTTCGGGCGTTCGCGTGAAATTGCAGGTGAGACCGTACAACCGTTTTTAACCTGCGTGACATTGTCCACGATCGCGGGCGGCGATGGGGGTAAGCAAGGGCACCCTAACGATTCTTGGCTTAAGCGATACCTGCCCACGATCGTGGACATCGCTCATGCGATGTGCTCTACTGGGGTTGTCCACGATCGTGGGCAGCAACGGAGGCGCAACCCATGACCCATGCCCGACTTCGCCTGACCGACAGTGACCTGCTGCGCGGGCTGATGCGTTGGGCGCCGGGCGGCAACTCCCTCGACATACGGAGCCTCGCTGACGCCGTCGGCGTATCGAAGAGCAAGGTTCACGCCCTGCTCACGGGTGAGCGACCTTCAGTCACTCCGCAGGTTGCCGCCCGCATATGCGAGGTTCTCGACGTGCGACGCGACGCCCTTTTTTTCGAACCTGTGCCCACGCCCATGGGCGTGGGCACTCCTAGGCAGGAAGGAGATGGACGTGGAGACGAACGAGCGATCGATGCAGATGAGGATCGCGGCTCACACGAGCTGGGCGAACACGACGGACCGATCGGCCCGTACCGCCGCCGCCCGCCGCGCTAGCCACCACACGCGGTTCCTCGCCATGGCCCGCGAGAAGCACCCCAACGCGAGCGAGGCCGAGCTCGCGAAGGTCGCGGAGTCCCTGAAGAAGGCGCACTACCAGGCGCTGGCGCTGAAGTCCGCGCAGGCCCGCCGCATCAAGCGGCAGCTGGCGGAGGAGGCCAAGACCCGCCGCGTGCAGACGGAGCTGGCGCAGGCCCGCTCTCGCTCCGCCGCCTGACCCACCCCTGAACGCGCCGAAGGGCCGCCCGCTTGCAGGCCCGGCGACCCCCCGACCGGCGCACCCCACCAACCAGAAAGTGAGGCCACCGATGGCCACATCATTCCAGACCCCAACGATTCAGCATCCGTCGGCGCTCGACCGATGGGCCCTCCGGGAGCGGAACGAGTCCTCGTACCGGTCGACGTGCTCCTACCACGGGCTGCCGGACTCGACGCACATCGCGGTGCAGGCCACAGAGAGCGCGGTGTTGGTGACCGCAACGGACATCGACGTGCTGGCCGAGTGGCTGTACGTCATGGGCGGCTCGGTGACGACGACGAACCTGCCGTCCGGCCAGACGGTGTGGACGCTGCGCACGAAGACGTGGACGGACTCGCCGGTGAAGTTCCCGGTGGTGCCGGTGTTCGTGTCGGTGGTGCTGGCGACGGGTGAGCAGGTCATGCACGAGATCGCTGCGGCGGTGGCGGCATGAGTGAGCCGATCCGCGACACAGAGACCGCCGTCCGTGAGCTGGGCGCCCTGCCCGTGCCGACCGGCTCCGCGTCCCTGACGCCCGAGCTGCGCGCCACGATCGCCGCGCAGCTGGGCGGCCCCCGCCCCGCGAGTGCCGGGTTGGTCGCCTCCCTCGCCACGGCCGTGCGCGACGTCCGGGAGCACGAGCACCCGAAGTGGGAGGACCTGTACTGCCTCAACCTCACCTCGTACATGGGTGAGCGGATGGGGCCGGTGCTGCGCCGCCTGCTGGACGCCGAGGCCCGCGTCGCCGAGCTGGAGACGGCCGCGTACGGCGACGCCAAGGTGCGGCTGCTGACGCCCGTCGAGCAGATCCGTCACCTGCACGCGGCCGTGGCCGCACAGTTGGCCCGGGCGGGCACGTTGGACCGATTGTTGCGGGAGGCTCAGGCCCGGGTCGCCGAGCTGGAAGCCGAGCCGTTCGCGTGGGCCGAGCAACTCGACGAGACCACCCTTGGCAACCTCTTGCACGCGCTCGGGATGGCGACGGACGTCCGCCCGATCGACGGGGCGTTGGCTCAGGTCCGTGAGGTGATCCGCTCGTTCCGGGAGGCGCTGCCTGCCGGGGCCGAGGAGGCGCGCACACGGACGCTGCACGACCACATCATCGCCCGCGACGCGGAGATCGAGCAGCTGCGGGCCCGGCTCGCCGAGTACGAGCGGCCGGCCGACGAGGACCCGATCCGGTACACGCTCACCGAGAAGCAGTGCGGCGCCGACCTCGGGCCGGGGTACCGGTGCCAGCGACCGGCCGGACACGACGGGGACTGCGAGCCGACGCCGGACGCCGAGGACGACGTGACGCCGCAGGTGGCCAAGCTGCGCTCAATCCTCGCCGGGCAGCGCGAGCAGGCCGGGGGCGCGTCGTGATCGCTCTCCTCTTCTTCCTCGCCTGCCTGGCCCTGTACGTCCTGGGTTCCATCGCCGTGGTGAAGGGGGCCGAGCGATGATCCCCCGCCCGTACGAGCCGGACGACGAGCCCGAGATGGACGTTGCGGACGAGGTGGCCTACGCGGACACCGGCCGCCCGTGGGGTGCCCGGGCGATCCGGCACCCGTCGCACGCCGCGACCCGCCGGCACTTCGCCGCCAACCCGCTGCCCGCGCAGCAGAACAGGCGGTCGGCGTGACAACGCGAAAGGTGCTGCTCGTAGTCGCCGACCACGCCCGCGACGCCGACGACTGCCGCCAGCTGCTCGACATGCTCGGGCTGACCCCGTCCCGGCCGAAGCGCCGACGTGGGCGACCCCCGGTCGACCACGGCCACGGCGACTACCGCACCTACGCCAAGGGATGCCGCTGCGACGACTGCCGCGAGGCGCAGCGCGTGAAGTGCGCGGAGGCCCGCGAAGCCCGGGTGAACAACCCGGCGGCGGCAGATCGGGCCGGGCACGGCAAGGCCAGCACGTACAAGAACTACGGCTGCCGTTGCCGGGCCTGCTCGGAGGCGAACACCGAGGACGTCAACGCGTATCGGGCTCGGCGCCGTCAGCGCAGGGCGATGGCCGAGACGGGCGGTGCCCAGTGAGCGCCTCGCAGTCCAGTCGCGAGCAGCGTCTCGCGCAGCTCCTCGACACGATCCGCACCCGCCCCGGCTACCGGTGGACGTCCAGCCGCGTGCAGGGCGTCCGCCGCCTGACCGGCGGCCCGACGCAGCGCGGCACCGCCAGCCGCGACCTGAAGGAGCTGGCCCGACGCGGCCACCTCGACGAGCACGGGCCCGAAGACGGCCGCTTCTACACCCTCAAGACCAGGAAGGACGGCCGCTCATGACCGGCCCCGAGCACTACATCCGCGCCGAGCAGCTGCTTCGCGAGGTCCGCGACGGTCACCAGGAGGGCACCGACGTGGCCGCGATCATCGCCGCCGCGCAGGTGCACGCCACCCTCGCGCAGGCCGCCGCGACCGCCCTCTACACCCAGGAGGACGGCGAGGGCGGCGGCCAGCCGATGCACGACTACAACGCGTGGATGAAGGCGGCCTCCGCCCACCCGCAGACGGGAGAGGCGAAGTGACGACCGTCGTGCAGGCCGGGGCTCAGGCCCCGGCCGCCGGCCCGGAGCCCATCACCGAGCCCGGCATCTACGAGATGACGAACGAGGTGTACCACTCGCACCGGTACGCCCTGTCGTCCAGCGGCGCGCGTGACCTGCTTGACCCGTCCTGCCCCGCGATCTTCCGGTACAAGCAGGACCACCCGCAGCCGCCGAAGAAGGTCTTCGACATCGGGAACGCGGCGCACAAGCTGGTGCTCGGCAACGGGCCCGCGCTGCGCATCGTCGACTACGACCGGTGGGACAGCAACAAGGCGAAGGCCGCGGTCGCCGAGGTCCGCGCGGCCGGGGCGATCCCGCTGAAGCGCGCCGAGTACGAGCAGGTGCACGCGATGGCGGACGCCCTGCGCCGTCACCCCGTCGCCTCCCTGCTGTTCGACCCGGAGCGCGGCAAGCCTGAGCAGTCCCTGTTCTGGCGCGACGAGAAGACCGGCGTCATGCGCCGAGCCCGCCTCGACTGGCTCCCGAACCCGCGCACGGGGCGGCTGATCATCCCCGACTACAAGACGTGCGTCTCGGCCCACCCCGAGAAGCTCCAGCGGGCCGTGGACGACTTCGGCTACCACCAGCAAGACGACTGGTATCGGTCCGCCTGCCACGCCCTCGGCATCGCCGACGAGACCGCAGCGTTCGTGTTCGTCTGCCAGGAGAAGACGCCGCCGTACGTCATCACCGTCATCGAGGTGAACGGGACGTCGCGCCGGATCGGCGCCGCCCGCAACCGCCGGGCCCTGGAGATCTTCGCCGAGTGCACCCGCACCGGCTACTGGCCCGGCTACAGCGACGAGATCGCCCCCGTTTCCCTGCCCCCGTGGGCCGAGACCCGCGACAGCTTGGAGTACCTGTGAACTACCCCGCCAACACCGACCAGTTCGCGGCCCCGGCCGCCCCGGCGCCCTCGTTCGTCGGGCAGGGCACCGCGGTTGAGCAGTCCCGCGCGGTCGCCGAGGTCCAGGCCGCCGTGATCGTGGCCCGCCAGTTCCCCCGGAACGAGGCGCAGGCCATCGCGAAGATGCGCACCGGGTTCTCGCAGCACAGCCTCGCCGTCCGGTCGTTCTTCCGCTTCCGCCGCGGCAAGTCGCAGGTGTCCGGCGAGACGATCCAGTTCGCCAAGGAGCTGGCCCGCTGCTGGACGAACATCCACTACGGCGTGCACGAGCTGCGCCGCGACGACTCAGCCGGCGAGTCCGAGATGCAGGCGTGGGCGTGGGACCTGGAGACCAACGAGCGCGCCTCCACCACCTTCATCGTGCCGCACACCCGGTGGACGTCGGACAACGGCGGGACCCGGCTGGAGGACCCGCGCGACGTCTACGAGAACAACTCGAACAACGGCGCCCGCAGACTGCGGGAAATGATCTTCTCCGTGCTCCCGGACTGGTTCCGCGAGCAGGCAAAGGAGATCGCGACCAACACCATCGAGCGGGGCCAGGGGGACAAGCCCCTCGCGCAGCGGATCGCTGACTGCATCGCCCACTTCGAGGGCCTCGGCGTCACCGTCGAACAGCTCGAAGAGAACCGGTCCGGCCGCCCGTCGGGGAAGTGGACGAACCTCGACCTCGGCCAGCTCTCCATCATCTCGGAGTCCATCCGCCGCGGTGAGATCACCGTGGACGAGGAGTTCCCGCAGCAGCGGGTGACGGTCGCCGAGATCACCCGGCAGCACAGCGAGCAGCGGCCGGCCGAGCAGGGGGCCAGCGGCGACGGCAACTCGTCGTGGCCGGACGCGCGTCAGCCGGGATCGGGGGCGGCCTCGTGAACGTCCGTCGCTTGCGTCAGCTCGTCCGCCCTGCCGGCCGCCGCCGCGCCCCCCGCGTCATCGAGGAGCAGGTGCCCCTCAACGTCCTCATGCGCCCGACCGAGGCCATGTCCAACGACGAGGCGTGGTGCCCGGCCGAGGAGCGGTACCGGCTGCACGCGTTCCTGCGGACCGGTGGCCGCGTCTGCTGGACGTGCCGCACGTACACCGATCACGGCCCGCTGACGAGCGCGCCGCACCCGGGCGGTGCCGCGTGAGCGCGCCGACCCTGTTCGACCCGGAGCGTCCGGCCGCCACCCAGGCGGCCGGGCCCCGGCCCACCCCGTTCGTCATCACCCTGCCCGCCGGCCTGAAGCTGCTGAACGCCAACCAGCGGTTGCACTACAAGCGGAAGGGCGAGTACACGGCCAAGCTGCGGGCCGCCGCCATGGAGGCCGTCAGCGAGTGCCCGGCCCTCATGGACGCCCTCGCCGCCGCCAAGCCCGGCGCCCTGTTCCAGCGGGCGCACATTCTCGGCGTGCTGCACCCGCCCACCGACGGCCGCCGGGACCCCGCGAACTGGTACCCCAGCTTCAAGGCCGCCGTGGACGGACTCGTCGACGCCGGGGTCCTCGAGGACGACGACCACACGCGGCTGCTCGGCCCGGACATGCGACTCGGAGAGAAGCGGAAGCGCGGGCAGATCGTCCTCGTCGTCCGCGGCCTGGCCGCCGGCGAGGACCCCCTCGGCTACGAGGCGGTGATCCGATGAAGGTCCGCGCTGACATCGCCGAACTGCTCCGCGCCGGTCGCCCCGAGAGCCACATCGCGCACCAACTCCACGTCGACCGAGCCACTGTGGCACGAGCCCGCAAGCTGCTAGGCCTGCCCGCACCCCGGCGGGGGAAGCGCAGCCGGTACCCATCGCTCGCCGATGTCTTCCGTGGGAACACCGAGCAGCTCGACGACGGCCACGTGCGCTGGACCGGCTACCGGGACGGCACCAGCAACACTCCGCTCGTCCTCCATGGCGGCCAACGTGTCCCCGCGCCGCGGGTTGCCTTCCAACTGCACCACGGCCGTGAGCCGGAGGGGAAGGCGCTCCCGACGTGCGGCATGAAGGGCTGTGTCGCCGGCGCCCACCTCGCCGACCGGCGAATCCGGGAGGCCAACAAGCGGGCCGACCGAGCATTCGACGCAATCTTCGGGGCGTCCGAGTGACCGGCCGCCGGCGCCGCCGCGCCCCGCCGCCCGAGCCCGAGTACCAGCCGGGCCAGCTCCTCGACTGGCGCGACTCCTCGCACTGGTCCGACCGGCCCCTCCCGTGCCGCTACTGCGGCTTCCCCGCGCACACCCGGGACTCCCGGATGAAGCCCGCGCACAAGGTCTGCGCCGAAGAGGCGCTCGCCCGACAGGCCGCCGAGGCGGCCGACGCCTACCACCAGAACGGACAGACCACGTGACCGACCTCCCGTACACCGACGACGACCTCCGCATCGAGGCCGCCCGCCAGCACGTAGCCCTCACCGAGGCCCCGGACTTCATGGGCGTCGGCAAGCAGATGGACGACGAGGAGTGGCGCAGCCTCAGTGCCGACGACTTCACCGACGCCCAGCGCAGGATCCACGGTCTGATCAGCAGCGCGGCCGACGTCTCCGAGTGGGCCGTCAACCTCGGCGCCGACGGCCTGGAGCCCCTGCCCGAGCAGCTCACCGCGCACACGGACTACGGCCCTTGGTTCCGCCTGCACTTCGCCGTCCGGCCCGACATGCCCGACGACATGCGCCGCGCGCTCGTCGAGGGCGTGGGCGTCGAGATCGCCAAGCACTTCCCCCAGCCCTGAGCACCACCGATCCAGAAAGGCACAGCACATGCCCAAGCTCAGCCCCGCCGACGTTCCCGAGGTCAAGCTCGACTCCGCCGCCGTCGCCATCGAAGCGTCGATGACCCGCGAGCAGCGCCGCGGCCTCTTCGAGAAGCCCGGCACCGTCGTCTACGCCATCGTCGAACTGTCCTCGAAGTCCTACACGGGCCACGCCGAGGGCGAGGACAAGGCCCCGCAGGTGAAGCTCCGCGTCACCGGCTGCGAAGTCGCCCGCACCGACGAGGACGCGCAGTCCCTCATCGAGGCCCGCCGCGCCATGTACCGCGGCCGCCAGATCGACGGCACGTTCGACGAGGTCGGCAAGGGCCCCATCCACCCGGACGGCCAGCTCGCCGGGCTCGTCGCGACCAAGCCGACCGAGGACGAGCTGAAGGAGTACAAGCGGCGCCGCGAGCAGGAGCGCCGCGACGAGTACGTCCGCTGACCGAGCCCCGCCCGGGGCGACGACTCCCGCCCCGGGCGGATCTTGCCGGATCGGTTCACCACCCGCACTGAGAGAAGACCCGAGTTGAGTACAGAGGAGCAGGGCCCCGCCAGCGGCAGCGTCCCGAACGCGTTCGGCAACGCCCTCGCCTGGAAGTGGACCCGGGCCATGCCCGCCTACGTGCGGCGGTCCGGCCTGCCCACGCTCCTCTACGCCCTGCGCGCCATGGCCAACGCCGCAGGGGAACTCCGCTTCAACGGCGACCGGAAACCGATCCGCATCCAGGACATTGCCAAGGCCGCGTGCGCCAACGAGAAGGACGCCCGCCGCTACATCGAGGCCGCGATCCGCGCGGGCGTCGTCACCGTCCGAGGCGAGCGCAAGCGCGGCGTACCGACGCTGTACGTGCTCCTCGTGCACCCCTTCCCGGACTGGCCGGCCGCCGAGGACTACCTGAAGGCGACCGCCCGGAAGCCCGGGAAGCGGCCCGCGGCGTGGTCCGAGGACACCGAAAGTTCGGGTGACCGCGACCCGAACCAGTTCGGGTCACCGCGACCCGAACTTACCGACGGTACGGAGAACGAAGTTCGGGTCACCGCGACCCCTTGGAGTTCGGGTCACCGCGACCCGATTGGTTCGGGTCACCGCGACCCGAACAACCCAGGGGTTAGCCAAGAACTAACCCATGAATCGGCCGAGGTCTCTTTCCGACCTCAGCTAGTGGGCGCTCCGGACGACGAGATCGATCACCAGGAACACCACGACGACACCACGCCGCCGCCGAACCCGGACGACTTCGAGACGTGGCCCATCTGCCCCGCCTGCCACCGCCGCGTCATGCCCGACCCCCGACGCCCCGGCCGCACCGTCCACACCCGCTGCGAACCCCAACTCGCCACCACCGACCACGGAAGGCACACCGCATGAGCCCCCAGAACGAGATGGCCGCCAGCCTCCGCCGCGACGGCTTCGGCTCCGACGAGATCGCCGCCATGCTCACCCCCACCGCCACCCTCGCCGACGCCCCCGACCCCACGCCGCTGCGCTGGGGCCTCAACGACGTCATGTGGGGCGACGACGACTCCGTGACCGTCCTGCTGTCCGGCCCCCAAGGCGAGCCGTACTGGCTGGAGCTCGACGCCGAACGCGCCGCCGCCCTCCGACAAGACCTCGCCGGACCCGACGGCGAGCAGACCGCCGTCGTCCTGCCGCCGCCCGCGCTCACCGAAGAAGGCCGCCTGCGCGCACAGGTCGAGGTTCTCCAGCAGGACGCCGAGCGCGCTCGGGGCCTGGCCAAGGTGGGGGCGCGCTGCATGCGCGAGGGGCACCAAGGGCTGATCGAGTCGGGCCGCGCCGTCATCGAGGGGCACCGCTTCGCCCTGTCCCTCGCGTTGGGCCTCGGCACGGGCGCGCCGTGGGACGCGATCCACGAGCGGGTCACCCAACTGCGCCGCACAACCGACGAGCAGCCCCCCACCGCCTGACCAGCACCGCCGACCAACCGCCCGAGCCCCGGAGAGCGCCATGACCACGCCCTACGAGCGCCTCATGCAAGAAGCCATCCCCACCCGACCACCCGCCAAGCCACCCCACCAGCCCTGGACACCCGAAGAACAAGCCAAACACCTCGCCGACCTCCTCGCCGGCATCAAGGGCTGGCAGGACCCCAGCAAGACCGCCCAACGCGACCGCCAACGCCACCGCCCACACCTCCGCCTCATCCAGCCCAACCAGACCCACACAGACGCCGCCTGACCGCCGCGTCATCCGGTTCCGCCCGTCCTCGCGCACAGACGGCCCCACGCGGCCTCTCGGGGTTCCTGGCGGACAGGGAGTCGCCGGACCCGGGAACGGCGCTCCAGCGGCCGCACAGCGTCTCGCTAGCACCAGGAGAACCACATGCCTCGACCCCGATGCGGCAACGACCCCCGCGCCCAACTCACCGACGCCGACCGCCAGGCCATCGCCGACTTCCGCGCCTACCTCACCCGCCGAGCCCAGGAGAAGACCATGACCGACCACAACTCCACCGACTGGTACGGAGCCGTCGAGCTCGTCCCCGACCGCGAGGTGGAGCGCCTCGCCGCTACCGGCCTGGTCGGCTACCAGCAGGACCGTGGTCGGCTGCTGCACTGCCTCAAGCACAAGCCCGTCCCCGCCTCGCGGTACGTCGACTTCCAAGGGGTGGGGGCTGATGACCTGCCCGACGGTGGGATCTGCGTCCACCCGAGGTGCGGCGCCGACCTGCTGGCGGTGCTGCCCGCGCGTGCCGACGAGGCGCAACCGTGATCACCCTCCTCGGCTGCCTCGGGTTCGTCGCCATCGTCGTGCTCTTCGCCGGCCTGCCCCTCGCCCACTGGTCCCACCAGCTCTGGCGGCTCCGATGACCCGACCCCGCTGCCCCCGCGGCCACTTCCTCCCCCGCACCGGCACCTGCCGGTGCACCCAGAAGCGCCCCTCCAGCGACCTCCGCGGCCAACGAGCCACCCTCCGCCAGCTCTACACGATGACCACCGTCCCCCTCGCCGGGAGGTACCTGTGACCCGCCACTTCACCAACGCCCTCGCCGGCCTGTACGCCCTCGTCGCGGTCGTGCTGCTGCGCTGCGCCATGGTCAGCCACACCAACGGCTCGTGGCCGTACACGCTGTTCTTCGCCGGGGCCGCCGTCCTGTTCGCCACGGCGATAGCCCACCACGCCTACCTCCGCGACGAGTTGCGCGCCACCCAGGTCCAGCTGGAGCGCGCCACCAGACCACCCCGCCAGCGCACCTCGCTGGAGGACGGCGTCGTGGCCGTCGCCCTGGCCGCCGCCTGCTGCGAACGCTGGTGGACCTCCGCCGGCGCCGAGCACGAGCCCACCACCTGCACCAGGAAGGACCAGACCACGTGAGCCTTACCAGCCTCGATGCGAAGGCCGTCGTCCGCGCCATCGACGCCCTGACGACGCAGGTCGGACGCATCGCCGACGCCCAGCCGACACCCGTCGTCGAACACGTCCTCGGCGCGACGACGACGGCCGACGACGAGGCAACGAAGAGTGTCCGCATCCCGCTGCCCGGCATCCCCGAGTGCGGCCCCGGCTGCTTCTGCCGCCGCAACGACACCGAGCAGGCCCCGGCTGCCGACGAGGAAGCGCAGCGCGCCACCCGCCGCGACAGCGCGCGCAACCTCCTCGCCCGCCTCGACCGCGGCGGACTCCTCAGCCCCGCAGACTGCGCCCTGCTGCGGCAGCACTTCGACGCCGAGGCGCGCGAGGCCGACACCGCACGCGCCGTGGCCGCCGGGAACAAGCGGCACGTCCGGATGATCGTGCCCGAGCTGGAAGCCCACGCCAGGAAGAACGAGCAGCTGCTCACCGACCTTCACCGCCTCCGCGCCGAGCTGGAGCAGGCGCAGGCCGCCGTCGCCGAGTTGGCGCAGGCCATCCGGCTGACCCGCGAGTACGTGGGCGAGGAACTACTACCTCCCGTTGACGGCTGGTCCTGGTATGACGCCCTGCGCCGCCACGCACCGCACGAGCTGACCGCCCTCGACGGCACCGAGCAGCCCACCACGGAGGCGGCCCCCGTCCGGGAACAGCGCGAGCGCCCCACCCACCCCGACGGAACGCCGTACTCCTACGCCGAGATCAAGGCCGAAGGCTGGGACCACTGCGACGGCTGCCGCACCTGGACCACCGCCACCCCCGAACGCCCGCACCAGTGCCCACAGACGCACACGCGCGGGCCCGTCACCGGCCCGCCTGGCTGAGCCCCTACGGCCCTCCCACCCGCCGTCGCTGAGCACCACCGCACCCGCACCACAGGAGCGCCCACCGATGACCACCGCCGCACATCTCTGGACCATCGCCCACCACTGGCGGGACCTCACCACCGCACTCGCCACCACCGGCACCGCCACCTGGCCCCCCGCCGGCCGCATGGCCGACTACCTCGCCAGCATCCACCGCAGCGACGACGAAGCCGAAGCCGAGCAGCACCGGGCCGCCGCCCTGCGCTCCCTCGAACGCTCCCCCGAGCAGATCGGCGAGATGCGTGCCCCGATCCGCCTGCACGTCCTGGAGATCATGCAGACGGTGCGCGCTGACCTGCTGGAGTGCGCCGACCACACGGCCGCCGCCGTGCAGCGCCCCGTGATGAGCCCCCTGCCGAAGGGCTACCCGCCCGTGGACCGGGCGCGCCGGGACCTGCTCGTCTTGCAGGACCGGCGCGACCCGCGGCGCTGGCGGTGGGCTGGCATACGGCCCGACGCCGCGTACGCGGCCCTCTGGCTGTTGGCGAGGGTGCAGGGGGCGCCCGGCCCGTTCCGGGCCCTGCACGTGCGCGAGCGGGATCACGTCGCCTCGGTCGCCCGGGCGGCGTGCGGGCGGGTAGAGCGGGCGCTGGACATCGTCGGACAGCGGCGAACCCTGGTGGATCGGCACGACTGCGGCGGGCGCATCGAGATGTACGGCGGGGCCGGTGCGTCCCCCGTAGCCCGCTGCACCAACTGCGGACGTACGTGGGGGGAACGAGAGGCGGCAGCGGTGTCGGAGCAGTCTCCGCTGCTGCAACGTGGCTAGTCAGAGCACGCAAACGTGTCTGCCACCGTCCGCATTGGTGCACTGCGCCACATCTCAGACGGGCTTCAAGGCACAACTCGACTGGTCGCACGAAGGAGTCATCACTCGAAAGATTGAGTGGTGAGGAACAACACAAATCCCTGGTTCGGTTGGGAAATCCGGACATCCAGCCAGGAAGATCTGAGGAGCCCAGAGGGTCCGCTGGCAACCTTCCACAGCCTCCAGCGGACCCTCATTTAGGGCGCGTGTTCCCTTCGAAGAACAGGACCCTCAGGTGGACCGTACACAGCTCATCGGTAGCAAACCGCCCGTTTCGAAAGCGATCCTCGTCACTCTGAATGCCCTCATCGCCTCTGATGTGGGTTTCATCGTTGGCATCTTCGCGGGCACCGTGGGTGAGCTCACCCTGGACGCCGCAGCCGGCGTCGGAGCTTGCGCCGCCGCTGGAGCGTTCGGGATCGGGATGCGCATCGTGGCGTTCATCCGCAGCACATCGCACCACTGATCACCCCGGCCGAGCCTCCGCACGGAACGCGTGCGGAGGCTAGCGCGGGCGACGACCGACGACGCAGACCAGACGCCCCGTCACCCCGTCACGACGACGAGGACGACGGGGCGTCGTCTGTGCCCAGCTACTCGGTTGCCGCCGCCAGCGCGCTTCGCAGCCGACGAATCGTCTCCGCATCCCGCTGCCGAGCCTCTCGCATGACAGCGCACTCCCGGCACCCGTCACCGCCCATCTGCTGTGGCAGCAAGGGAGCGCCCGTCGGCCCACGCCATCCCTTCTCGGTCATCAACCGCAGGACGTCCGCGCGATACAGCCGAGCAGACCCCCGTGATCCCTTGTGGTCTGCGATGCGCAGTTCGCCGCGGTCGATGCAGCCACGAAGCACCGCGCGAGTGATCCCCGCCATCGTGTACGCCTCGACCTGCTGAATGATCTCTTCATCGCCATGGGGCAGATGCATCTGGTCGTTCGCCATGGCCAACCAACCAGGAAACCGCCATCAAGGACACCAAGCGGGCAGTCGTATCCCCCGGGTGGAGGACGACGGGCGTTGACGTGCGTCGTCGAGCCTATGACGACGCCCGGTTCTTCCCCGCCGCGATCTGGCCGGCCGTCTCCCCGGTCACGCCCATCCGCTCGCCGATCGCCCGATACGTGTGCCCCTGATCCTTCGCGGTACGGACCGCCTGCTGCCGCACGTCCGCCACGAGCCGGTGCAGCTCGGGCCATTCGCGCAGCAACTCGGCGCAGGCCGCCGCCCGGTCCATCGCATCCGGGATCGCCTCCAGCGCCCGCAGCGCCTCACGCACCCGCTCGACCTCACCAGCCACCCGCGCCACCTCCCGACCGGAGCGTAGGGCTGCACACAGACGCACCCAAGGGGTACCCTCTGGAATCCAAGGGGTACCCCTTGGCCACGTCGAGACGGCCCGACGACGCCCGACGACGCCCCACAACTGAACGAGCCCCGCAGGTGCTGGACACACCTAACGGGGCTCTGACCACCGGAGAGTGACCTCCATGGGCTGGAAGAAGCCTCGCACATCCCCGCCCCCAGCGGGACCCTGGTACGCCAGACTCGCCACCACCGCCGGCCGCCCCGCCGTCCTCGCCGCGACCCTCATCATGTCGATGCCCGGCGAGTACCACGTCGCGAAGTTCGCGGGCTGGACCGACCCATGGGCGTACGGCATGCCGTTCTCCCTCTCGGCCTACGCCGGTATCGCCGCCGTCGTCGCCGCCACCCGCCCCAAGGGCGCCCGCGGCCGGGTCTCCGCCACCATCGGCGCCGGGTTCGCCATCGTCCTGGCCCTCGCCGCTCAGGTCGTCGCACACCTGGTGCAGACCGGGCACATGGACCACAACCAGGCGTGGTTGATCGCGGTCACGTCGATGGTGCCGCCGGCCGTGCTCGCGCACCTGCTGCACCTCGCCGCGACGCCCGTCGTTGCCCCGTCGACCAGCGTCGACACCGCCGAGACGACACCCGTCATCGAGCGCGTGCCCGTGGCTCAGCAGTCGCCCGCCGTACCGCCGAAGCCCGAGCAGCCGCCCGCACTGGAGCCCGCCGAGGAACCGCAGCCCGAGCCCGAGGAGCAGCCGAAGCGGCCGGCCATCGTCTACCGGGACCCGCGCTGCGCCGCCGTACGTCCGCTGTACGACGACGGCACCCGCCCCGGCACCGCCGCCATGCGGGACGCGCTGATCGCCGCGGGATACGGCCGTGTCGGCGACTCGACGATCCGCGGCACGATCCGCGCGGAGATCGAGGAGCACGAGCCCGAGCTGGCCGACTACCCGCCGGCCATCGGCCGCACCGCGTAGGCCGCCGTGCTGCTCGCCGTGTTCTTCGTGCTCGCGGCCGTCGCAGGGCTCCTCGGCCTGGCCCTCGTCGACTGGCGCACCGTGCCCCTGATCTCCGGCACGTGCGCGTTCATCCTCACCCTCGCGGCGCTCGGCGTCGCCGTCCTCCGCTGAAGGACCCCCATGACGTTCGTGACCTACGGCGGTGTCACCGTCGGACTCCTGATCCTCGCCTACCACCTGACCACCTGGTGGCCCGGACTCAAGGCCCTCCAAAGCAACCCCGCCCACCACGCCGCCGCCCTGCTCCCGTTCCTGTTCGCCTGGACGTACGGCGTCCTCACCATCCTCGGCATCGGCGGGCTGATCGGTTGGGCCGCCCGCACGGCCCGGTGGATCGCCAACTGGCTCGGCGACGTCGCCCTCGTCTGGGGCGTCGGCGGCCAGACCGGCCAGCGCGCCGGAGCCAGCACCTACCTGCCACTCACACAGGCCGGCGGCGCCGTCGTGCTCATCCTCACCGCGGTGATGGTCGCGCTGGCGAAGAAGTCCCGGTACGGGGCGGACATCAAGTGGGGTGCCTGGTGCGGGATCTGTCTGGGCACCTCGGCCGGTGTAGCCGGGTTCGCCGCGGCGCCCCTCGCGGTCGCCGTGAACTGGCTCGGCGACACCGTGTACGGAGCGCTGTGATGGCCGCCCGGAAGAAGCGGCGCGCCCCCGTCGAGGAGCCCGAGCAGCGCAGCGCGGCGGCCGGTGGCTGCGTGCTGCTGGTGCTCGGCGGCGTGCCCCTGGCGGTCGTGTGGGCGGTGTCGGCCGAGGCCGGCGTGCTCGCCGTGTGGGTGGTCGGCGTGGCTGCCGTGTGGTGGTCCGCCCGCCGCCGGGTGTCCGATTCGTCCGCCACTCCCCCACCGGGGCAGGAGACCCCCTCTGGCGACGTTTACGCACGTGAGACCACGCGTGTGCGCGAAGTCCGAAAGGGCCCGGGGGAGGGGATGACGATCTTCCCCGAGATCGAGCACGTCACCAACCTGAGCAGCACGGGGGAGGTGAACGCGCGATGATCCGACGCCTCCTCGCCGCCGTCCTGCGGTACGAGCAGCCGCCGCTGGACTACTGCCCCAACTGCGCCGGGCACTACCCGCCGAGCCACTTCCCCTGCACCTGAACCGCTGTGTCAGTGCCACCCGAGAGGATCCGTCCCATGCGCACCCTGCCCCACGCCCCCTACCTCGACGCCATCGAGGCCGCCCTGACCGAGGCCAAGCTGACGCCCGAGCAGGTCGACGCGTTCGTCGAGGACTCCTACGACCATCCGTACCTGCGCGCAGTCATCACCCTCACCCCGGAAACGTCCGGCATCCCCGCCGACCGCTACCGGCACGGCCTGATCCTGATTTGGGACTGGCACACCGGCCGCGACAAGTACTACGACCGTGGCCCGGTCTGGCAGTGGGCCCGCCTCAACGAGGACGGCTCCAACCGGGACCCGGAGCCGCTACCCGTGCCCGGCTGGGTCGCGCCAGCCATGCTCGCGGGGACCGTTGCCACCCTCGCCCACACCGGCACCCCGACGCCGATGACCACCGGCTGGCACCAGCACCTGTGCGCTCCCGTTGAGGACGCCTGTGAGGCGTGGGCCAAGGAGTAGCCCCACTGTCAGACCCTCGCCGTACAGTCGCAGACGTCCATATCTGCGTCTCTGGCTGTGACGCACTCCGGGCCCTCGCCTAAATCCCCAGGGGCGAGGGCCCGACCCATGGGCGAGAATGTCCCCATGACCCTGCGCGAACGGTTCCGCGAGAGCCTCCGCCACGCTGTACGAGCCGAACAGGCCCGGTTGCAACAGCGGATCATCAGCGAAGTGGCCAGACTGGGCGGAGTGCCGGGCCTCCCGCTCGTGGTGGTGGACGGCAAGCTGACGGAACACGCCGAGGGCCGACTACGCCCGTAGTTGCATTCGGCGCGATCATGTCGCATCCTGGCCCCACGTCCGGCGTGCCCGGACCCCGCGGCCACGGCCCCCGTCTCCACCCGAGCGGGGGCCGTTCGCATCCCACAGACGGACGCCGCCCGGTGGGCCCCGTAGCGCTGGAACGCCGAACCCACAGGGGCGGCGGTAACACCAGCGGCCGGGCGGCGGGCCGAACCCCAGACCCCGCGCAGGGCGCAACCCCACGACACGGCTCGGGCGGTTGCTGACGCGCCCTGCGCGGACCACTTCCGTCACAGAACAGCCACAGGCCGTACACGCCATCCCCACCCGCCGCATGATGACCCCTCAGCAACCGCAACCCTGGGGGGACACACCATGCGCATCCGACACACCCTCGGCGCACTCACCGCCGCCGCGCTCCTCACGCTCACCGCCTGCGAAGGCACCGCCGACACCAGCTCCAGCAAGCCGGACACCACCGCCGAGGAGACCAGCGGCCAGACGAAGCAGGACACCACCGCCGAGACCGACACGGACGCGCCCGCCACCGAGCCCAGCGTCGACGAGGCCGAGCCGGAGACCAGCGAGGTGCCCGACGTCGTCGGCATGAACCACCGAGAGGCGATGGGCGTGCTCCACGAGGCGGGCTTCATGGTGAACGAGGAGGACGCCTCGCCCGAGGGCCGCATGATCATCCTGAACAGCGGCTGGAAGGTGTGCCGCCAGGACCCGGCGCCCGGCGCCACCGACGCCATCCGCGTCGCCATCTACTCCGTCAAGCAGGACGAGTCCTGCTGACCTGACCCATCCCTGATCTGGCCCGGCCGTCCACCCCGTACGGCCGGGCCTTCGCATGCCCGCACCACTCCGGGAGGCCCTGTGGCCAGCAAGAAGCGCGGCATCACGTCCGGACGAGTCGACGCGTACGAGGCCCTCAGAGCGCAGGGCATGAGCAAGAAGAAGGCCGCCAAGATCGCCAACGCGGGCAAGACCAAGGCCGGCCGCTCGGCCATGGCGAAGAAGGCAGCGCGCACCCGCGGCCGACGCGGGCGGTAGCACCAGGGAGGTGACCATGCCGAACCAGTACGGCCGCCCAGTCACCGAAGAGGACTACCAGCGCATCCGCGAGCTGCACGCCCTCGGCATGGGCCGCAACGCCATCGCCCGCGAGATCGGCCGCGCCCAGCGCACCGTTTCAGTGATCGCCGCCGAACTCGGCCTCACCTTCGACACGTCGATGACCGAGGACGCCACCCGCGCCCGCATCGCCCAGCTCGCCGCCCTGCGCGCCGACACCGCCCTGGACCTCCACCTCGACGCGCTCAAGCTCACACAGCAGATGTGGGAGCCCGCCGTCGTCTTCAACTTCGGCGGCAAGGAGAACACCTTCAACTCGCGCCAGGTCGACGAGCCGCCGGCCGTGGACAAGAAGGCGCTCATGTCGGCGGCCGGGATCGCGCTGGAGAAGTCCCTTAAGCTCGTGCCGCCTGCGGACGACTCCGGCGCCGAGGACGCCCGCTCGATGCTCGGCCAGCTCATGCGCGGGCTGAAGGCGGCGTACGACGAGGCAGGCGAGGAGGGCAGCGCCGGCGAGGAGGCGGAAGGTGAGTCTCCTTGATGCGCTGCCGCTGTCCCGCAAGCAGGTCGTCTCGATCGTGGAGGCGGACGCCCGGATCAACGCGTGGGAGGGCTCGGTCCGGTCGGGCAAGACGATCGCTTCGCTGCTCGCCTGGCTGGCGTTCGTAGCTTCCGCGCCGACCGGCGGCGAACTGGTCATGGTCGGGCGCACCCGGGACTCCCTGTACCGGAACGTCGTCGCGCCGCTGACCAACCCGGAGATCTTCGGGTCGCTCGCCAAGCAGATCAGCTACAACAACGGCGCCCCGATCGCCGTCATCATGGGCCGGATCGTGCACATGATGGGCGCGAACGACGCCAAGGCCGAACCGAAGGTCCGCGGTATGACGTGCGCGGGCGCGTACGTCGACGAGGCGACGACCCTGCCGAAGACGTTCTTCGACCAGCTGGTGGCGCGCTGCTCGGTCAAGGGCGCGAAGATCTTCACGACGACCAACCCGGACAACCCGGCGCACTGGTTCCGCAAGGACTACCTGAAGCGGCCGGCCGAGACCCGGCTGCGGTCGTGGCACTTCACTCTCGACGACAACCCGTTCTTGGACCCCGAGTACGTGGCGTCGCTGAAGAGCACGTATGTCGGCCTGTTCTACCGACGGAATATCCTCGGCCACTGGGTCCAGGCCGAGGGCGCCATCTACGAAAGCTTCGACCCGAAGCGGCACGTGGTCGCCGACGTCCCGCGCATCACACGGTGGCTGTGCGACGCAATCGACTACGGCACGACCAACCCGTACGCCGACCTTCTCCTGGGGCTCGGTGAAGACAGGCGGCTGTACGTGGTGAGCGAGTACCGGTGGGACTCCCGGGCGCAGCGACGGAAGAAGACTGACGCCGAGTACTCCGCCGCGCGCCGGCGCTGGCTGGCTTCTGTCCCGCAGCCGCAGACCAACGTGGTTGGTGTGCAGCCGGAATGGACGGTCGTGGACCCGTCGGCGGCGTCGTACATCGAGCAGCTGCACCGGGATGGCGTGAGTGGCGTGACGCAGGCCGACAACGCGGTAGTCGACGGCATTCGCACCACGGGATCGCTGCTCTCTGCCGGCAAGCTGCTCATCCACGAGTCGGCGCGCGGCCTGATCGAGGAAATCCCCGGTTACAGCTGGGATGACGACGCTGCCGAGAAGGGCGAGGACAAGCCCATCAAGCAGGACGACCACTCCTGTGACGCGCTGCGCTACGGCGTCCGTACGACCGAGGCCCTGTGGCGGCCGCACATCCCGACACTGCTGGAGGTGGCCGCGTAATGCCCCTGCCGACCGGCGGCCAGCCCTGGCCGCCCCCCGAGATGCGGCCCGTCATGGACCAGGTCGCCGTGTGGGACGCCTGGTACTCGGGCAACCCCGACCGTCTCGCCGCCATCTACGGTGCCAGCGGCATCCCCGAGGCGCGCCCCTCGCAGTACCGGGGCGGCATCATCGGCGCGGTAGCCCGCTGGTTCTGGGGACGCCCCCCGTCCGCAGGCGAGCAGCGCTCCAAGCTGCACGTCCCCATCGCCTCCGACATCTGCCAGACCTCTTCGGATCTGCTGTTCTCAGAGCCGCCCAACGCCCGCGTCGACGACACGACGACGCAGACGCGGCTGGACGAACTGGTCGACGGAGGCGCCCACGCGGCGCTGCTGGAGGCCGCGGAGTTGTGCGCGGCGCTGGGCGGTGTGTACCTGCGGCCCGTGTGGGACGTCGACCTCGCCGACAAGCCATGGCTGTCCAGCGTCCACGCGGATGCGGCCATCCCCGAGTTCCGCTGGGGCCACCTGTCCGCCGTGACCTTCTGGGAGGAGCTGTCGCGGGAGGGCGGCATCTACCTCCGGCGGCTGGAGCGGCACGAGCCCGGGCGCATCCTGCACGGCCTGTACGAGGGCACCTCCGACCAGCTCGGCCGGCCGGTGCCGCTGACCGAGCACGAGTCGACACGGGCGCTCGCACCGTTCGTGAACGAAGAGGGCGCCGTGCTCACCGGATACGACGGGCTGACCGCGGTGTACGTGCCGAACATGCGGCCTAACCGGCTGTGGCGCAGCGTCCGCCACGCCTCGCAGCTGGGACGCTCGGACCTGTCCGGCGTGGAACCGCTGCTGGACGCGCTCGACGAGACGTACTCCGGTTGGATGCGGGACATCCGGCTTGGCAAGGCCCGCATCATCGCCCCGTCCGCGTATCTCCAGTCGGCCGGCCCCGGGCAGGGTGCGGTGTTCGACGCGGACCGCGAGGTCTACAGCGAGCTGAACATGCTGCCGCGCGCGGGCGACGGGAACATGCTGACGCTCAACCAGTTCGCCATCCGCGTCACCGAGCACCGCGACACGGCCGCGGACCTGGTCGAGCAGATCGTTCGTTCGGCCGGCTACTCCTCGCAGACGTTCGGCGGGAAGGGCGACGCGGCCGTGACCGCTACGGAGATCGCCGCGCGGGAGCGCCGCTCGTACCTGACCCGGGACAGGAAGATCGTGTACTGGGACCAGGGCCTTCCGGACGCGTACGCCGCCCTGCTGGCCGTGGACAGGGCGGTGTTCCGCACTGGAGTGACGGTGCAGCGGCCGGTACTGGAGTGGGGCGACGCCGTGTCGGAGGACCCACAGGCGCTGGCGACGACGGCCAGTCTGCTGCGGCAGGCAGAGGCCGCCTCCACGGAGACGCTCGTGCGGATGGTCCATCCGGACTGGGACGACGAGACCCGCATCAAGGCCGAAGCGGACCGGATCCTCGCCGAGTCCGGGCGGATGGTCGCCGATCCAACCCTGACGGGAGCGGAGGGCGCCAGCGATGCCGGTTTCCCCAGCAATGGCGGAGGATTTGGCGGCTGAGGTCGCCCGCCTCTACGAGGACGCGGAGACCGCCCTCCTGGAGCGCCTCGCCAAGGCCCTGGAGGCGGACATCGAGTCGCCGCGGTGGGCAGAGCTGAAGCTGGCCGCGCTCGGCAACCTCCGCACCGCTGTGGAGGAAGTCGCGGAGGCCCTCCAGCAGGACACCGACGGCGCCGTACGCCGCGCCCTGGTGGAGGCGTACAACCGGGGCCGTCAGGCGGCCGTCGCCGAGCTCGGCGCGCTGGACATCGGGCGGGAGCTGGTGGCCCGCGAGACCCTGCCGGGCGCCCCGGCCGTGGACCGGCTGGCCGCGTCGATGGCGGAGGACACCCGGCCGGTGTACGTGCGGATCACTCGGGCGGTGGTGGACGCGTACCGGCGCGTGGTCGCGCGCGCGTCCGGGAACGTCCTCCTCGGCACGATGACCCGGCGGCAGGCCGCCCAGCGGGCCCTGGACCAGTTCGCCAATCAGGGCGTGACGGGGTTCGTGGACTCTGCGGGCCGAGCGTGGGATATGGCCTCGTACGCGGAGATGGCCGTTCGGTCCGTCACCGCGCGAGCCGCGATCGAAGGACACATCGACGCGCTCGGCGAGATCGGCGTGGGGCTGGTCATCGTCTCCGACGCGCCCTTGGAGTGCGAGCTGTGCAGGCCGTGGGAGGGCGAGACGCTCACCCTGTCCGGCCAGTCCGGACCGCACACGATCCAGGCCGAGCACGCCACAGAGACCACGGGGCGTCTGCTGCGGCGGCCCCGGATCATTCCCGTGCACGTTGCGGGCAGCCTGGTGGAAGCTCGTGCCGCCGGGCTGTTCCATCCGAACTGTCGACATTCCCTGTCGGCGTACCTGCCTGGTGTGACGAAGCGGCCCCCGCACCACCCCACCCCGGGCACCACGTACGAGGACACGCAGCGGCAGCGGGAGATCGAGCGGCACATCCGCCGCTGGAAACGCCGCCAGGCCGCCGCCATGGACGACGCCACCCGCCGCGTGGCCGGGGCGAAGGTACGCGCCTGGCAGGCCGCCATGCGTGAGCACGTGGCCGCGCACGAGCACCTGCGCCGCAAATCCGCGCGCGAGCAGATCGGCTCCGCCCGATGACCCCCTTGGAGGACTGCATGAGCACCCCTTTCCGGCACCCGCTCGCCACGCACGCTGCGGGCACGATCCTCGGCAGGCGCCGCAACGGCTCGCCCATCTACGCCATCGCGGGTGGCGCCAGCGAGGGCGGCGACGGCTCCGGCTCCGGCAGCGGCGGTAACCCGCCCGCGCCCGCCCCGGCTCCCACGCCCACACCGGCGCCGAACCCGACTCCGCCCGCGCCGGCACCCGCACC